TGTGTTTTACCTACACACGTATTCGATAAAGTTTGCGAACTCACCCGCACCCACGTATCAATCAACACAGTACGTGGTGCTATAAATTCATATTGCAAAGACAAGGGTGTGGATGAGCCAGACCAATCCATGGACCCTGGTATGATGTCTTCAATATTAAGATCTATGAAAAGTTCAATTCTCAGTCCCATAAAATTTACAGGCTGCATCACTAACAACGTGACACATTCTTTCATTAGGGACCTTGCCTTAAGTGAACCATATGCATACAACAACCTGCACGGGCATTGTTGTTCTGATTTCTTCAATCTAGACATGCTGTACGGCGGTGCGGCTTTCAGTTTACCGAACTCGAAAGACAAGTTGGTCGTCTGTTCGGGTGTTGCCGGGCGTGTCACTTGTACCACTACAACCCGGATGAAACCTTTTCTGCCCGGTGGTCTTGGGGTTATGGATGGGCTTGATATCACGGCACATTATTGTTTGTTAGGCAAGGAATTCATGGAGTTATTTATGAGTAAACAGAAACCAGAAGATAAGGAAATATTCATTGCTGAACCTGAAGATCTGTTGAAACAACTTAAGCCTGAGCAAGTTGGTAAACATCACCAAGTATCAATAGATCCCGAAGCTTTTTGTGGGCAGTCTCAAGCACACATAAAAGATGAGGTCGGTAATGGTAAACACGCCAGAATCATAACTGAAGTCAGAAGTTTTTATCTCCAGGTGGTCTGTTCAGCATTGTCAAAGTTATTTAAAGAAAACTGCCCTGCATATTGTTTTAAAGATAATCAAGCAGTTGACGAACAGATTCAACAACTACTGAACGGGTTCATAGAAACTTTGATTGTGGTCGATCTCAAGACCTATGATGCCAGTCAAAATGCTGCATTTAAAATATTTGAAGCACTTATGGCCACCATGCCGTTCAATAATGTGAACACGACAAGATAAAACAGGCTTTGTCTGATGACATTTTTAACACCGTGAAGTTATACGGAAAGGATTGGAAAGTACGATACAACTCCCTCTTGTCCAAGATGTCGGGCTCGTTCAGCACGAGCATATTCAACACCATTGGACTGATAATGGTTGTTTATGTTGCTTACAGAACGAAACGGGGTATGAGTCCTGAAGAAGCAATGGCCAAATGTTTTTCGAATGCCCATGGCGGTGATGACGCTATCATAGCTGACATGCCCTTTGAAGACATGTGCGGCGTTGGGAAACATTTCGGAATGATGTTCACACTGGAAAACACAGTGGTACGCAACAAATCTGATACTCACAAACCAATGAAGTTTTTGGGTCGTGAAATCTCTTGCCAATCAATAAACAACCCTGGTCTGCCCGTTGTCTCGGTCATTGATGCTGCCAGACGACTAAAAACCTTGCCCATATATAGGAAGAATGACAAACTGGACCTCAGGGTCTATTCAACTACCTACCCAGACAGGAGCAAGGAAGATTTGGCCAGAATAGCCATATTTGTCAGTAA